CCCAAAGCGAATGCCGAGATTGCTTTCTGCTTGATGACGCGAGTTGTAGCCGTGTGCCACGGCATCGCAAGAAGCTATGGCGCGGTTTTCAAAAAATAGAAGATCAGCGCGAGAACATATCAGCAGGACACGAAACTCGAATTTATCGGGGCCGTATTTGTTCCAAGCGTTCTGAAACTTTCGGGGGGCTCTGCCGGCTTCCAACATTCTGCGATGCAAACGCCATCTTCTTCTAAAACTGAGCGCGCTACCGACATAACGCTTGCCGTTGACCGTATTCTCGATGGCGTAGATGCCGCTGGAGTTAAGGAGGGGCGCGGCGAGCGCCATCAAACAATCTCTCTCGACGCGCGCGCGCTCTCGCAATCTTTACATGAGATGATCAGGTTTTGATTCTCATGCAGATAGCAGTTTGTCTTTGACAGTTTCATCCCACACCAAGTCTCGATAAACAGCCCGGTAAAGTCGCGTATGCCGTGGGTGGTATCGTCGGTAATATAGGCTTGCGGCTGAGTCGCGCATGACGCCAAAAGAAGCGTTGCCGCCAGCGCAAAGAGGAATGTCGCCATGACTTTCTCGATCTTCATTCTGGTCCTTCTCCAAGCAAATCGCGAGTAAAGCCGCTCATGCTAAAGACCCCCTCGTGCCATTCCACATCGGCCTCGATCCCCTTGCAGAGATCGGCCACCACGTCATCCCTGTGCATGAACCCGCCGATGTTGTGGTTGCCGACGTAAGGCCCGGAGATAATCGGACAGCCGCAGAGAACGACCGGGCTAAACCCGATCAGCCCCGCGACCTTTCGGCCGAACCACGCGGATCCCCCGGCCCGTTTGACCGGCCACCAGTAATCGACGTGAGCGATATCCGTTTGCGGCTCACCTGGCGCGTGGATGGTGAAGCCGGGACCGAACTTGCGTTTTTGATGCCGTGCCCATTCGAAGCCCGGCGCCAGCATCCGTTCTGGATGCTGTGAGGCCAGGATGAACGCTCTGACCTCGCGCGCCGCGCCATTGATTGCGACAACCGGCACGCTCTCCCCATACAGGAGCCGGGCGCGCCGGAGATCGTCGAACAGGCAATTGGCGGACCCCGCGATGATACAAGGCCCGGAGTATCGATAAGGAAAGGGCGGCGCCGCCATGACGCCGCCCATATCCATTGACAGTCAGCCCGGTTACACGTCGCCGGACGAGATCGCGCCCGCCGTGGAGATGCCGGCTTCCGAGGTATTGACGGCGCCGCTCGTGGGATGCACGTACGTAACGATGAGCATCTTGTAGAGGTTGATGGTGCCGGTCCGTACCGCGGTCGACCACGAAACCGCGTGGATGATGTCGCCGATATCGAGCTTCTGGTTGTCGTCGACATTGTTGAAATACCCGCCATCGTCCACGGTATCCAACGCATCCGTGGTGTCGTAGCGGTAGAGGCCGTAGCCGTTGGCGTGGCCGTAGCAGGCCAGGTTGGCCGTGAGAAATGCCATGATCCAGCCCTCCTACGAAGTGGCAATCGCGACGGTGTCGTCGACGTCACCTTCGATTACGCCGGTGTCGTCGATCAGGCACGCCTGACCGCTCATCAGGTTGTTGACGAAGAAGGCCGCACGATCGCCGTGCCAGGTGATGTCGGCCGAGACGGCGTCATTGCCGGCGACATTGCCAGCGGCCGCCGCAACCGCATACCCTACGGAATCGTAGTGCCAGATGAAGTTCTTCGCGGTCGCCGTGCCAGCGCCGGGAAGCCCGGTCTGCATCTTCCACTTGATGCCCATCCAGTTCGTCCAGCGATACCCGCTGGCCGGGCCGGAGACGAACTTCAGGCCGTCGGTGCCCACGAACTCCGAGCGATTGAACTGCTCGAGCAGCATGAGCTGGGACCAGTAGCGCGCGGTGACGGCGGCAAACACCATGCCGTCGTTCGGGACATCGTTGTCCCATGCGGCTTCCGCGAACTGCAATGCGGTCGCCAGGATCGTGGCCTTGGACGTCACGGTGAGCGTGATCACCGTTTGGGTCGTGGCATCGAAGACCGTGGTGATCTGGTCGTCGACCTTGCGGCCAAGAGCCATGGCGCCGCCGCGCGCGATGGCGTCGCGCTCGTTGACGTTGGTCTTGGCCTCGTCGAGCTTGTCCACCCAGTCGCCGGCATAGAAGTCGGCGATCGTGCAGGACGGCGCGGCGTGGGTCTGGTTCATCGGCGTGATCGTGCCGTGCCGCGATTTGGTGGTCGCGGTGCCCTTCCCGATCGTGGGGAAGACGGCGGTGGAGCCGATGACTTCGGTTTTGGGGCGCACGGCCTCGCGCAATTGCGAGCCCCGGCGCTGGAACACGTCCTTCATCTCCGCGATGTAGGCGGTGGTGAAGACGGTATCGACTGAAGTGCTCATGGGAAACCTGTCCCTTTGTTGTGGGGGTCAGGCGTTCCGTCCGGGAGCCGCTTGGCGCGTCGCGGAGAGCCCGTATTCGACGGGGGCCGCTATCGCATTCGCGGGGCTTCTGGAATGCTATGGTCGCCGCAGCTCCGGCGATCGAGGCGGGGCCTGTCGCAAGACAGGAGAGCCGCAGTTGTTACCCTGATACACCGGGCGGTTGGAGGATTGGTTAACGGGGCGGTTATGCCGCGCGCGCGGCGCCGACGATGGGCTTGTTGCCGTCGCGTTTCCCGATCAAATCCATTTCTTGCCTGTAGAGCTCGTTCGCGACCTTGGAATTGCCGGCGGCGCTGGCTTCTTTCCTGCGCTTGCTCACATCGGCGATCTGGTCGTTGATGGTGCTGCGCTCGCCCTCGCTCAGGGTTGAGCCCAGGCTGCCCTCGCCCATCTCCAGGCCAAGAGCCGCAAAGGCGCGCCGGAACACCGGGTCGTCGAGCACAAACTGGCCGGCCTTGTTTTCAACCCGCTTGGCCGCATCGAGATTGGCACCGAACAGCTTCTCGTGCGCGAGATTTTCCGCCGCGAAATTCCTGTCCGCGTCCTTGCCCCAATCGGCCATGAGCTGCGTGCGCGAATCTTCCGCGAACTTATTGTCGGCGTCGACCTGGGCCTTCAATGTTGCAGCCTCGACCCCGCCGTACCAATTCACCACCTTGGCGAGATCGTCCCTGGAGATCGTGGTCTCCTTGTGGGCGAACTCAGCGAATCCCTTGTAGACGCCCTGCACGTTCTCGGACTTGAATTCCTCGTCGGTGAGGTGCGGCGGCTTGGCGAAGGCGGCGACGTACTCCTCGGCCTTCTCGGGCTGGCCCAGCGCCTTCTTGTAGGCCGCGACCTCCTCCGGCTTCGCATCCTTGCCGGGCCTGACGATCGCGTTGGAGAGCTGCTTGCGCATGTCGACGGCACGGCCGACCAGGTGCGCGATGTCCGGTGAATTTTTGGCGAACTCCTTGGCCTCGTCGGTCAGATTGGATCGCCAGTCGCCCGATTTGTCGGCCAGGGCCTTCAGGGCATCGGCCGGGGTTTTGAATGGCTCGGCAATCTTCTTCAGGTTCTCGTCGGTGACGCCGGCGCGCCAGTCCTGGGGCGTCGCCAAGGCACGGATGGCCTCCTCCGGCGTCTTGTAGCGTTCGGCAACCGGCTTCAGCGCGGCATCGGTGATCCCGGTGTGCCAGTCCGTCTGGACCGGGCGGTGCTTGTCGAGCGCCGCGGTCACCGTGCCGTGCAGTTTCAGGACGTCGGGATCGGGCAGGGCCTTCAGCGCATCGGCACCGTGGCCGTAGTCGGCGAGGTAGGCGCGCGCCGCGTCGGGCGCGACCGTGGACCCTCCGTTATCGGTGCCGCCCTCGTCCCCGGCCGTGAGCATGAAACGGATCATCGGATCGAGCAGGCGTTCGTAAAGCAAGCCGTATTTCATTGGTCACCTTCGGGTTCGGTTGACGTCGCCCGTTCGGGTAGATCGACGGGCTCGTTGTGGATCACGGTCAGGATGCGCAGCGCCATGTTGCGCTCGCCGTCCTTGTAGTGGGTTGCGTAGGGATCGCCCCTGACGAACGAAGCGCGGTACATGTGGGCCATGCCCATGATCTCGTAGAGAACGCGCTTGCCTTGGTCGGTCGCCAGAAAGACAGCCCTGAAATCGCGGTAGCGGTCCAGCGGCGTGTAGGCCTGCTTGCCGACAAGGCCGGAACTGACATCGTCGAGCAGGGCCTCGACCTCGGCCGGGGTCAGGACAGGTTCCTCGCTCATGCGGTCGCGGCGGCGCCCATGTCTTGGTGCTTGGTGCGCTTGATGCCGGCGTCGCGGCGTTTCTTGCGGCGCTTCCTCTGCTTGGCCTTCGGTGCGCTCCGTGGAACGGGAGCCGACGCAGCCGATATCCGCACGCGCGGTTTCTCGCCCGCGGCGCCGGAGATGCGGTGATGGGCATCGATCGCGGCGCGGAATTTCAGGGCGTCGGCCACGGTCAGGCTTGATGCGAATGTTTCAGGATCGAGCGGCACCGGTGCCTTGGACTTGATCTCGAGCTTTTCCAACAGCACGCCGCGCAGCTCGGCCCATTTCTCCTTGCCGATGTTCTCGGCGAACTTCGCGAAGTCGATATCGAAGGAGCCGTTCGATCTCTTGCGCGCCCCGAACAGCTCCAGGATGGCGCGGGCGTCTTCCTGGATGCGGTCCACTTGCGCCTTAAGGGTGTCGTATTTGACCTTGTAGTCGGTTCCGGATGAGTCTTCGAAGTTCATTCAGGCTCCTCTCGCTGCGTTGGCGCGCGCCTCATGAAGGATGCGCCTAATCCGGGACACCGGCTGTCCATTATGCAGATGCGGCGGCACCGAGCCGAATATCGTTTCCAATTGGACGGCTAAATCGTGCCACGCTCTACTCTGTACGCAGCGCCCTGTGCGTTCAATTAAAGCGCAAACGTCTTTACGCGGGCTGTTTCGGTGGAATCTCACGCCGCCCTCTGCTGCGGTTCCGCCATTTGCCGCATCGCCCCGGCGCCGGTATTGGCGACGTCGGCAACCTGTTGCGCCTGGGCGAGCTCGGCCGCGGCCTGTTGCGCCTCGGCTCGCGCCCTCTGCTTCGCCGCGACTTGTTCCGGCGACAGGATAACCTCCTGCGGGAGATTGGCGGATTCGTGCTTGAACCTTGCGACGGCGTCGACGTTGACGGTATCCATGCCCTCGGGGTGGCCAAGTTTTTCCAGCTCGGCCAGCTCGCCGACCCACTGGCTCAGCGCCGCGGCCTTGATCTGTTGCCTCATCCGCTTGATGGGGCTCTCGTATTCGAACCTGACGGAGCGGCCTTCCAAAGCACGGGGGATTGGAAGAAGGGCACCGGGGGCACGAAGCAAGATGCGGAACGCGCGTTCCACCATGGGCGCCGTGTAGTCGGTCTCCAGCCGGCCGAACACGGGGCCGATCTCGCGGATGAACTCCTCCTTGCGCGCCATGATTTCCGTGGCCGTCATTGTCGGGCCGGGAGCAGGCAGGTTGAGCACGTTCTTGAGGAACGCCGCCATGACCTGCTGGCGCATGTCCTGCTGCATGTCGCGGGTGATGGGAAGGTTGGTCCCACTTTCCAGGGGCTGGATGGGGATGCGGCCGACCTGGGCCGCGATCTCGGCGTCGTAGTAGGCCAAGCCTCCGGGAAACGTATTCAGCACGTTGAAGGCGGATTCGGACGGGACCGCCAAGGGCGGGTCGGCCGCGCGTTGTCCCGCAATGAGGATGGTCTCGCCCATCGCCTGCAGGGTGT